ATTGGCTTTTCCGTTGTGAGTAACACCAACTGCCTTACTTTTTCCTCTGCTACTTGCGCCAACCTTTCTTCCTCAAAGTCATGGCCACATTCCTCGCATACTATTTTTCTGGTATGTTGCAAATGCTTACACATTGGGCACTCTTTAATTGGCGCAATTCCTGATCCGCTCGATTCCTTTTTCGTTCCGTTCTTGAAATATGTCTGCCAATCAAAAAAAGCATCATACATGCCATGCCTTCCTGTGTTTTTTCCCAAATCAATGACAGTGAATCTTTCCTTACCTTCAAATAAACGGCTACCCCTACCTATCATTTGCAAGTACAAAGCAAGTGACTTGGTTGCTCTATTTAGAATTATCGTTTCAATACTTGGCTCATCGAACCCTGCCGTTAGCACCCCAACATTGCAAATGATGGCATCCTTCTGGTCTTTAAACTTCTGCAGTATCTCTGCCCTTTCTTTTTTTTCTGTTTCACCTGTTACTTTATAAACATTTAACCCCTCTGCAAGTAAAGCAGTGTAAACCGCATCGTTATGGTTAAGGTTGACATTGAATATCAGTGTTTTCTTCCCGGCTGATAACTTCCAATAGGCATCGATTACATTCCTTACCATTTTTTCTGATGAGTAGAACTCCTCCATCTGTTTCTCATCGAACTCACCTTTTTTAACTTTAAACTTTTGCGCTCCGACCAAATCACTCGCAAATCCATAGGCCACGCAGTTCAGTAGGTATTTTCTGTTTATTAGTTCCGGGATGTCGATTACTTGCACCAATTCGTTATAGTAATTAACCAATGGATACTCTGCTATTGGTGTCGCTGTTACCCCTACCACCTTGCAACTTGATTCTTGAAAAAAAGGCATTTTTTTAAAGTTACCGATATGGCACTCATCAATGATGACTAACCCGAACTTTGGAAGTAGTTTCAATCTTTTGTTTATTGTTTCAACCATCCCTATGTAATAATTGTAATCACCGGGAATCTTTTTTACTCCTGCTTCAATGCAATAACACCTTTCTCCCAAACTATTTTTCGCTTGGTTGAGTAGTTCAGTCCTATGCACTAATATCAGCACCGGAGTAATGTGTTCAGCATAATGTCTTTTGGCTATTTCACAAAAGGTGAATGTCTTGCCTGAACCTGTAGCCATTTGCAAGGCCACATTTTTATTTGTTGACTGTTCAATTCGATGAACTGCGTCTGTTTGATAATCTCTTAACATATTTTATTTGTTTCAGTTGTTACAGATTGTTACATATTTTTAAAAAATGTGAAACATTTGAAAGCCTTACTAATTCAATGATTCATTACTATGTTACAGATGTTACACATTATTACATATTTAACATACTATATACATATATGCACACACATTATATATACATATATATATTTATATTTATATATATGACATCTTGAAAACGATGTGTAAACCTGTAATCTGTAACAAAACATAGTTAACTTATTGAATTTCAACACCTTCCAATGTTACAGATTCGTACACTCTTACCCGGTATACCCTCATTGTCTTACTTCCTTCCCTAATTACCTCCTGATTATACCCACATTTTTTGAGTGCCTGACCTATTCGTTTGTTGTTCGATTTGAAACTGATATGTATCGATTCTAATTTTAATTTTATTTCAGTGTTTGTCATTCGACCACTTGAATCACTCCTTACATACTTATTTACCAACTCAATTTCACTCATTACTTCGATATTTTTTTCGTTGCTTCTGTTAAGGTATTCGATTTGCATTTTATCCAGAAACCAACCTTCTTTATCCTGCTCCCATTCACGATAAAGTTCAATAAATAATTTATCCTTATCAATTTTTTTGTAGGCTTCAAAGTCGAACGAAATCAAGTTAATAGGAATAATCCTTCTGTTGCCTGTTGGATCGTTAATTACCTCCAAATCATTCGATGTTCCACCAAGTACGGCCAACCTATTAAGGTCTTCCGAAACGCGACCATATGGCATCCGGATTGAGAATGTCTGCTGACTGCTTAATCGCTTCAACTTGGTAGCATCCTTCTTGCTTTTACCACCAAACTCATCATCAATAATCAGCCATTTATTTGTCATCAGTATTTCGCTATCCTTTCCTTCATCCAAGTTGCTTTCAGCATAGAACTTTCGCAGTTCATAAGGAAGCAGATTGCGAAAAAACTCGGTTTTTTTGATACCCTGCTCTCCGGTGATGACCAGAATCATAAGTGAATAAGTACCATAAGCAGAACCAATTAGACCAAGTAGCCATTTTTTAAGGTAAATATCAAGGTATTGGTCAAAGATAAATACCTCGCCATCCTCATGAATCATTTGTTCAATGTTGAAGCATTTTTTCAACTTCTCAAATTCGTTGTCCGGTGTCAGGTGTTTATTATTTTCAAACCATTGTCTGATTGGATTATAACTTATTGAATTGTCCTTGTTTTGAATTAATGTGAATATCTTGTCCTTGCTGATTCCGTCATCTATTTTAGTCCAAACTTTAGTGTAGAAGTTAGCAAGTACCCTGTCAGTCATTACCTCACCATTGAACTCAAAGTTTCGAGTGATTTCGTTGAACTTAACATTGTTCATTCGTATCAGGTCAACAATAAGGTCAATCTCTGTTTTTTCCTCTTTTTTCTTTGTGAATTGCAGGTAACTATCAGCATCCTGAACTTCCATCTTTTTCAGCTCTTCTTCTGGATTGTCGGAAAGTTTTACAATGCTTTTTATAAACTCCGTTTTTTCGCTTGTTAGTTCAATACCTGCCTGTTTAAATATGTAATAAATAGTGCCAATGGTTACACCTGTACCTGTTCTGTTTAATGCAGTATTATAATCTCTGTCAGCCGTTGATTGGTTGTACTTTGATGAACTACTGCAAAGGCTATGGAAGTAATGTCTACCATTCTCGCCAAATTCGCTAACAAGAGCAAATGCAAGTCGAATGTAGTCACCATAATCATCAAACAAATTCATCCCGGAAGCCTTATTAACCATGTCATCAAAGTCACTTTTAATAACTATCGGCTTTGGCTTTGGCAGTTCTTTTTTCTTTAGGTATTGCTTAAATACCTTTGCTTTAGTATTTATGTATATGTCCGGGTCATAACTTACATATCGCAACCTACTTGTGTCTTTGCATGATGTATCAAGGACAATGTTGTAATTGACAAAAAAGTAATTTTCAAGAGCAAGGAAAGCATCAAGGTGTCGGTTAGGGTCAATCTTAATGTAAACAGCATAACCAAAACCACCTATTGAATGGTGCATAGCATAAACATAGTTGTCTTGTCTAATTGCATCAATATCAATGTTTGCAATTTGGTCTTTGGCATCAACATCAAGGCATATTAATCCACTATGTTGAATTATTTTTTTTGCCTTTCTTTCTTTAAATACTCCTGAAACAGTTACACATTGATTTCGTTCCTTGTCTTTACCTGTTGCCCGGTAATTAAGTACACCATCTTGCCAATATCCGTTTCTGATTTTTTCAAAATAATCATCAATGCTGATGTTACCTGCACTTATTTGACTATTGTTACCTTGTTTAAATAGTGAAATCATATCTTTGATTTAAAAAAAATAGCCTCTGGCTTTCAGAAGTTGCGGATTCCTACTCGCCAAAGGCCGTTATGAATGTTTTTATGTTGTCTGTGGCCGCAACTCCACAAAGCAAAGTTAATGAATTTTACCTAATAAATCAGTCAAGTTGTTATCATATTTCAACAACCACTCCCTGCATTGAATCACCTTATCGATTATCTGCTGCTCCACTGCCTTATCTCGTTTCAATCTGTAAGCAATCCATCTCTGGTCATCATTTAAGTAGGAATATGACACCGGAATACCGAAGTTACATTCAGCAGGTGTATCGACAAGTCCGTGAAACACGATGAACTCATCAACTTCGTACAGGTGCATATACACTTGACCTTGCCAATAGTAGTCAGGATTCAATCCGTCTATAGCCACATTGTCGAGTGTTTTTTTGCTCCATGCAGCCTTGACATCAATCACGCAGTTGCGTGTAAGCACATCGCAAGTACCTTTCATGTATTCGGTTTCCCGGAACAACTGATTTTTGGTTACTTTAGGCACTCCCAACTGCCAACACATGAAGTCAATAAGTTCATCTTCCACCATTAGACCCTTGTCAATGTACTTACTGCGGATTGGC